CATGGCACCTTGCCCGAAATGTTGTTTTAATTAGCGTACGTCTGTGTGCAAATGGCACCTTGCCCGAAATGTTGTTTTCACCTGTGTGTGCTTGTGTGCGGAATTTCATGCGTTGGTTTCCCCGAAATCAGCAAACGTCTTAATGATATTCCCTTCCGAATCCTTTTTCAAGATGAAAACATCTTGCGTGTAATCGGGATCGCGGTACTTGTCCATATTCCACATCAACCCACGCCGCCGGTTCTTACCCTTATGCGGGTATATTTTGATTTCTTCGGACATTTCCGGTATCATCTTAGATCGGATCATATTGCGTATGATAGACGGCGCATTTCGTCCTGTACGGCCCCCGAAGCCGTCAATACATTCAATGGCCCATACCGAAATAACTTGATTCTGCAACCATGCACAATGCGCTTCCGGGTCAATAGCTAAGTCTCGCAATCGTTGCGCGAAATGATCCCGTATGACGTTGGCTTCTTCAACTTCGCCGTCGGCATCCGCTTGCCGCGCCGTGTTGCTTTTGAATGCCTCAGAATACGCGCCAAGGCTTCCAACCGTCGGCGCAAGCACTTCAAGTTCCCATGTACGGAATCGCGTTGCCGGGCGAAATTCAAAGCCCGCACCGCGTTCAAGAATTCCGATTATATCCGCAATGACTTGCAAGCGATTCTCTTTGAGATATTGCACAATTTCGGTTGCCCACTTCGCGCTAGGATTTTCCGGCATTTTCAAGTGAATGAAAAATGAACGGCTTACAAGATCGCGGTCAACTGTCGCGTTGTTTGAAGTGATAACATACGTTAGATCATTCTGCCGGGTTTCTTCGCCGCGTCCGTATGGTGCCATGCCGGATATTGCCGATTGCGTCAACAGCGTTGCCAACGCCGGGCTTTTGAAATAGCCCACAACATTATCAAGCAACATAATTCGTTTCTCGCGCCCGGTACGGCTCAAAATTCGGCGTGTTACGCGGTCAAGTGTTGTTTCGTTGTTTAACTGTTTGTAATCAACATCAAGCGTTTCGCCGCTGCTTCCCGATCCGCCATAAAGCAACGCGACCATTTGAACAAGTTTGGTTTTGCCCACGCCTTGACCGTCCTTGGAATCTATCACCCACAAAGGCCGATCAACTCGCGGTTTGAAATATAACGGGCTTGCAATGAACACGCGAAGCAAGCTTGCATCGTGATCCGTTGCGGGCGCAAAGAAGTCGCAAAACCTATTGAAATATTTTCCATCTTCCGTTGGTTCCGGCATCTTGCCATGCTTGTAATATACATCATCACGCACCGGCCAATTAGGTACATCCGAAACCATATCATATACCGGCGCATTTGCGTGCATGCTGCAAAAAAATTGTTCGTAAGTAAGGCAACCTTCAATTTGCTTTGCCCATTCAACAACATGCCCGGATTTCTCAGCAATCCAAGCTATCAAATCGGATGAAGTTGCTAGGTAACGCACTTCATTTGTATCCCGGTCAACATCAAACATTGTGCCGCCGATACGCAACGGAAAGCCCCAAAACCGCCGCTTCACATCGGCAAGCATTGCCTTTACATGGCGGGGTTGTTTGACGTTCTTTTTCTTACCTTTTGCATCGGCCCGCAACACCATCTCAAAATTACTGAACGGCACGCGGTTTGCTTTTTTCGCTTCGGAAATCTGCTTTTGCGATATTCGCGGTTGATCCATTGTCTTTATGTCAACCGGCTTCGTTGCCTTAATTATCGCATGCAGTTTTTCCCGCGTGCCGCCAGTGTTCAGCCAATCCGAAACATCGCCTTTGTGCGGTAAATCCGGCAAATGGATAATCTTAATTTGCCGGGCGATACCGCGCAAAGCAAACGCAACCACTTCCGCATGCTTCCGGCCCGGATCGTCGTTATCGGGGATGATGCAAACAAACTTGCCTTGGAATCGCGTGTTGTAATGTTCGCGCCAATTGCCTTCGCCCATCGGGTTTGTTGTTGCCGGGATTTTCGCGGCAAGCAATCTATCGGCGTCCTTTTCGCCGCCCACAACGCAAACCCATGATGAAGTAAGCCAATCGGCAAGCCGGTATAAGATTGGCGTTATGCCTTTTAGATCGTAAATCCATTTGCCGGGGTTTGCCGAATCGGGGCGGCGTTGTGAAAATTCCTTCGGTTCCCAACGCACGGTTTGATGAATGAGATTGCCCTGCAAATCGCAATAATCGTATGAGCAAACAAACTTGCGCTTTTGCTTCGCCTGTTTCGCCGGTTCAAGTGAAAGCAATTCGCCAAGGAATTCTTGCGCTTGCCACAAGTCGCCGTCAAATTTCGCGTTTGCGATTAAGTCAAGTGCGCTGCCTGATTCCCCGGAAACATGATCTTTGAAACCTTGCCGCCGCACGGAGAATGCGCCGGAATCGCTGCCGGATCGCCAAGGATTGTTGAAACGTGCCCATTCGCCGGATTCGCCTTGTTGCTGCATGCCAAGTTGCGTCTTGCATAGGTCAACGCAATCGGCTTTATCCTTAATTTGCTGCCAGTCGTAAATCTTCATTCGGCATGAACTTTCAATGCTTCCCATCTTTTCCTAGTATCTGCAACACCGTGCATTTCGTTTCCACATTCTGAATTCCATGATAGAACGCGCTCAAATTCCCCATCACACAAACACCTTCCTTCGCCCGCGTTATCGCCGTATAGATCAAGCTGCGTGAAAGCATGTGCCAATGCCGCCGGAAGCAGACAAAGAACACGCGCCGCATTTGTGATCCTTGCGCCTTATGCACACTCAAACAATATGCAAGCGTCATTTCGGCCCGTTGCGCTTTCGTCAAGTGCCGGGTTTCCGTGCCCCGGTCAAGATCAATGAACGGCAAGCCTTGCGTGTCAATTTCAACGATTGTGCCAAGATCGCCATTCCACAAATCATCGGTTCCGAAATTCTTGTTGATGATAACTCGATCCTTCACGGCAAACGGTTCAACACTCGGATTTAAGATTTCCTTTACCATTGCATTTGCCGCCCGGATACCCCCATCTTCGGTTTCCCCGCTGCCGTACATCGGCGCAAGGATTATATCTTGCATCGGATCGAAATACCCGGCTTTGATCCATTCGGCAAGTTGCGCGAAAGTTCGGCCCGGCCCGCCGGTTTCAACCATGCGCCAAGATTCGCCGCCGGATTTGTCGGCTTGCATCGGGATTTGTCCGGCGCGGATCGCGCTTGCGGCTTTATGCACCGCGCCTTGCGCCCGGTAGCAAGTTGTCAATGTCGCAACACGATCCGGGCGCAAGTTGATTAAATCGTGAAACGGTTGTCCTTTGCCAACCGGCGGCAATTGTGCGGCATCGCCCACAAGGATTAGCGGCTCCGGGTTGAATTCAAGAATCTTCGCCATAAGCCACGCATCAATCATGCTTGATTCGTCTATGATTACCGGGCACTTGAAGGGGCTTTGTCTGTGAAATCGCACACTATCCCACATCAAATTTCTGTGGATCGTACAGGCATCGTGCCCCGTTGCTTGCTTCAATCTTGCCGCCGCCTTACCTGTTGGGCACATCAACTCTGCACGTTTGAGTTTATCGGCAATGTGCTTGATGATGCTCGTTTTTCCCGTACCAGCCGACCCATTCACCACGCAATCACGGCCTTGTAAGGCAAATTCGACAGCGGCAAGTTGACTTTGATCCAATTGCATTATTCTGATTTGCTCTGTTTCGGCTTCTTCACCTTCAACACTTCTTGCGCTTCCACTTCGCGCAAGGTGATTACCACACCTTCAAGCTTGATCGAATTGCGGCCCGCGCTGTGCATTTGCGCATCGGCACGTTTGCATTCCGATTCAAGTATGCGCAAAGCATCTTTACGGCTTATCATTGCCCCACCTTTCCCATATCGCATCTTCATTCACATAATCTTGCGCCAAAGCAAGTCCTTCCGCGCTACCAACACGCATGATCTTTTCCGCCCGGATCAATACTTCAATGCGATCATTGAATTTACCGTCATGTGGCACAAGTGTTCGTGTTTCCGCCGATACAAAACTTTGCGCAATGCAAGTACCGTATTTTTCCGCAAGTTGATTCAGCATATATAAAATTGCCGCGTCAATCCGGCGCGAATCATTCGCCGCAATCCCGAATTTCGGCCTTACATTCTCATCAATCCATTTGAAACCGTATCGCGGCAAATCGCAAAGCTTATACGGATCGGCGTTGACCATTCCAAGCGTATCATGTTTCCACGTTTCCCATGCCAACGTTGCAAGATTCAACGTGCAACCATGCGCCAACAAGAATGCAATCGCCTGCGTTTGTTCGGCTTGTTCTTTCAATCGCCGCAAGGTATCGGCCCAATGGAATTGCGTGCTTTCGCCAACGCCAGACAAATCAAGCGTTTCCTGCTGCTGCCAATCCGCGCCGTATTTTTCCCAAATCGCAACTTCCTTCGCCGCGCCAAGCCCTTTCGTCAAGCTTACGGCATAGGTAAGAAGCACACGCGGATCATCCGGCAAGTGAAGCATTGCGCCCCGGAAATCAAATTCATCCTTGCCGTTAAATTCCGAATGCTGCCATTTCCCTTCAAGCTTCACCCAATCGCCTTCTTTCACATCAAAGGAAATCACGCCTTTGATCGTGCCTTTGTCGGTAAGGGCGATAGTCCAAAAGGAATCTTCCTTGCGGTACGCGATATGTTCAATTTGTGCGATTAGGGTTTCCATTTTCTAACACCGCCTTCCGCTCCTTCAACAATCGCCAGCACATCCCCGCCGCAAGTACCGCATTATCACAAAACAATACGCTTACCCCTTGAAACGTCAATTGCGCAATCCGCTTGCAAATGAATGCCGGGCCAACGTCGGGATGATTATACTTGCGCCAATTGATTTCGGCAAAGTTGCCTTCCACAATCACAACCATTGCAGGAAAGGCAATCATCCGCGCAAGTTCCGCTTGGAATCTTTCCCATCCGCTTGAAATCGTGCCAACGAAATCATCCAAGCTTTTGCGTTCGATTGCGAATTTGAATTGATCGCCCTTCAATGCGTAATCCCCTGCCGGAATCATGCCCCGCGAAACCGTCGCGGCTTCTTCGGGGAAATTCCAAGGTATTTGTTCGCGTGTGTCTATCAATATATCAAGCATGCTTAGAACGGCGGTGCGTCGTAATTCAAATCATCATTGGAATCAATGCCCAAATCCGCCGCCGCGCCCGGCCCGGCATCAAGTCCCGGATCGCCGCCAAGCCCGGCACCATCCTGCAATTCCTTCCAAATCGCTTCGGCATCTTGCGCCGTCAATGGCGGGCGTGAATTGGTATTGATGAATTGCACGCGCAAATTTCGGTGCGTGTTGCCTTGCTTATCTTCGTATTCTTCCCATGCACAAACGAATTCCGGCGTTGCGCCGACAAGTTCACCGATCTTTGAAGGCGAAAATGGTTCCGTCATTCCAAGCTCAATGCACTTTTGCGCTTGCGCTTCAAACATGGTTTTGCCCTTGTCCCGCCCGCCGCCAATGATCGTGCGAATGAACATCATTTCGGCATCAATATACTTGCCGTCTTGTTCGCCGCCATTCACATACCCGCGCAACCGCAATATCATACGTGCTTTGTCGCCGTCTTTTTCGGGCATTTGATACCAACGCGGTTCGTCAAGAATCGCAACCGGATATGTGCCCGCAATGTCTAACCTTGCACCTTGTTCCTGCTTTTTTTCCTGCTTTTGTTCTTCTGCCATAATTCACCTTCCTTGTACGTCGGTCTTGATTTCAAACTTGATCCCCGGAATCCACTCTGTACCGCTTGCGCCTTTTTCAAGCATATCCATCATGCTTTCTTTGGTGTTGCGCATGTACTCATTCACCTTGCGCGTATCTAAGGTAAGAAATGCACGCGGGATTTCGGCTTCATCTTCCAAACGCCAAATCAGCCGCCGCGTTACACGGCTTGAAGATGAATGCGCTTCTTCGACTGTCGGCGGTGCAGTTTCCGGCACGGTGATTTCCGGTTGCCGCATATTCAAACCCAAATCTGCCGCCGCCTGCTGTTCGGCAAACTGCCGTTCGGCTTCCTTGCGTACGGCTTCTTCGGCCTTGCGCCGTTCTTCTTCCGCCTTGATCCGTTGCTTTTCGGCATACTCCGCGCACAAGGCTTTCAATCGCCGCTTTGCTTCTTCAAGCGTTGTTCGTTCATTATCGCAAACTTGCTTGATCGTTTTGGCAACGGCGTTGAAAGGCTTGACAAATTTCTTGCGTTCCTTTTCAAGTTCGTTGCTACATTTCGTGATTCGCGCAAGCACATCACTTGCGCAATCGAATGTGGTTTGATCGTGAACACCGCGAATCTTCTCCGCAAGCGCAAGCGTATCATCACGCTTGACAACCCACGCTTCGGGAATCCTGATTTCGCTGCCGAAATCCGGCAACTTGATTAGTGCGGTTTGCATTTGCCCATCCTTTCTTGTTATGCAAGCAAACCCGGCGCACCCATTCCGTACCCACTTCCAACCCACGCAACCGGGTTGCCTGCATATTATGACTGCACCTTGACCGTCGCTTTTTCTTTCTTCTTCAACCAATTTGCGGCATTTGCCTTGTGCTTTTTCGTCACTTGCGGATGTTCCTTTTCATCCAACTTCAATTGCTCAATACTCAATTCCTTGAAATGCGTGCCCGCCAACCGGCCAATCGGCATGCAAGTATAATCGGTTTTGCCTTCTTCCGGTTTCGGTTCCGGCTTCGGTTCCGGTTTCGCTTCCGGCGGCTGCGTTACCGTCTTGCCGTCGGGTTTCTGCACTTCAACTTGTTCCGGCGGAATTACGATTTCGCCACGCGGCGAATCATTCAAGTCGCGCAATTCTTCCGGCGTGTAACATCCTTGCACCGCTTGCGGGCAACAAGTGCGCACTCCATCGGACACAACCCGCGCCCAAAGCATTTGCATGCGGGCACGCGGCGTTGCGTAATTCGTTTTCAATATTGGCTTACCTTCGCGGTTTTTCTTCTTACTCCAAACAAACGGTTCCTCTTTCGCTTCATCCCATGAAAGCGAAAACGTGCCTTTTGCCTTGCCGCAAGCAATTGCGATTTCGGCTTTATCTGCCGTGCGGCTCTTAATCTCATATTCGCCGCCGTGTTCAATCAGACTGGCAAGCATTGCATCGGATCGCTTTGAAAGATTGCCGTCAATAAGATGATAGTTTTCTTTCAACTCAATCGGATTCATGCCGGTTGTGTGACAAGCCAAAGCAAGCACAACGCCTTGCTCCGGTCTATCGCAACCAAACATGCCCGATTTCGCAAGCCATGATCCAAGCTTGCCAAGATCATCAATGCTGGCAACCGGTGTGGGTTGCCCCACTTTCACCAATGCTTTCGTTTCGCTGTCCATCCTTCACCTTCCTTTGTAGGTGTGCGGTCAATGTCAAGAAAACCGGTGCAGCAACAAACCGGAAAAGAAACATCAACCGCACGTTTGCTTTGTCTGCCGTGTTAGCCTTTTTCTTGCGCCTTTGAAGCTTTTGCATCAACTTTGCCAAAAAACAATTCGCCCGATCCAAAAGCCGCAAGGCTTCCTGTAAAGTCAACTTGGAATTCGCACGGCCTTGCTCAAGTTCGCGTGCGCTTGGAAGATTACTCGGCGTTGTTGCTGCTTTGCTCGGCATGCTGCTTTTCCGGCGTTGGCCGTCGCATGTCCTCAATCATCCGTTCGCCGTATGTGCAAATCAATTCCCGCAAAAAATGAGATTGATTCGCGCATGTGGTTTCGGTTTCGGCACGCTTGAGGATCGCGGCGGCTTCGTCATTCAACCTTGCATTGATTCTTGGCTTATCCATCCTGCAAAGAGTGTAAGACAAATGTGCAAAATGTGTCAACAGAAAAATCAACTTTTTTTAAGCCCTCAGAATGCCCTAGAATCGCCTAGAATCGCCGGGGTAGATACTTTAGTCGAATATGCCGGAATATGGGCAAATATAGGCTATTTCGGCCCGAATCAAGCCGGTTGATACGCCCCGGCACCGCCGATCCGTACAGCCCGGTATATCGCCGCCGCCGTAGTCCACCATGCGCCTTGCGCCCGGCACATCAACCGCAACAATTCGTCAAGCTGCAACCGCGACATAACCGCGAGTCCGAATTGTTCTTGCCCCGGCAACGCGACATACAACCCGCCATGATCGTAACCGGAATCATGGAACAGGAATGCCAGCAAGTACCGATCTTTCGGAATCCACATTTGCAACGTCAACGGCACGCTTCCCATATCAGTTTCTGAAACGTGCCGATCCGGTTGAATGCGTCTGCCGTCGGGATGATGAAACGTCAACGGCGAATCAAGATTAAGTTGAAACTCGTAAATGGCTTTGGTGAACAACCACGCATACCGTTCATTGCGAAGCCAAGTCAACGAATAGCCTTGCGGATTTTCAAACCAACCATGCGGCGCGGCGTGCGTGATATTTTGCCCCATGTTTCCTCTCAACTTCGTCAAGTCAATGAATCCGTTTCGTCGCAAATGATTCCTTGCCTGTATCCGGTCAAGCTGCCGCCGGGCAAGTTCCTTGTCAATCTTCATCGGGCTTCGGCCTTCGGATTGAATTACGCACTTCAACCCCTTCAACCACAAGCTTCTTCATTTCATCGCGGGTCTTTTTCTGTTCGGCGGCATGATCCCGTTTCATATCCCACACAAACCAAATCAAGAAACCAAGCACGCACACGCCAAGAAACCTTGTTGCATCACGCAGATATGCGCCGGGGATTTCAGCTTTCCCGAATGGCGTTGCAAGTCGCAATGTGCCGCCCGGTTTTGGATTGTTCCCGCTGCCGTTTAATATCAAGTCAATCATGGTTTCCTGATTGTCCATTACTTGTTGATTTGCGCGTTGTTGCGATTTGAGCACCGGCAAAGCATAGCACTTGCCATTCCCATGCCCGGCAACATCCACACCTTCAAGCTTCTTCATTTCTTCGCCCATATCTGACAACGCTTTTTCGTTGCCGGTCTTTACCATTTTAATCAAGTTTTCCCGCGTGCCACTCATGCCATGCCCTTTCTATACAATTCCCACCCAGCGTGAGGTTTGTGCCCTTCCTTTTGTATAGCGGGTATAGTTCATGCTCTCTCTCTCCTTTCCATGCCTTACGGCACGACGTTCACGATCGTATTCGTGTAGAGTGTTCCGCCTGCCTGGGTTATGATACAGAGGTCCCCGTCATCACCGTAACCGGTGCCGTTCGATTGCCAAATAACGCAATGCCCTTCTGCTGGATCACTTGGCTGTGCCGTGCGTTCTTGCAATACCAACGGCGACAAAATCTCAGTGGCCGTTCCTGTCAGGATCACATTGGTAGCTGGCGCACCTGCCGTGCCAGCAATCAGGGCGAGGATGTTCGCTCCTATTCGCTTCATGCCTGTATCAACATCGCCTTGGAACGTGTACTGTATGTCCCAACTCCCACCATCAACATCAAGGTACGGGTCGCCGGTCGAAGCACCAGCAAAATACGTCCCGTGCCAGTACCACTGCGTAGCCCCCTCAAAGATACCGTCAATCCTATTGTCTGCGCCTTGCTCGTGGTACGTATTGTCATCGCCTCCCCAATTGAGCCGCTTGTTGTTCAAATCAAGATGATCTTGCAATGTGTAAAGCCAAACGATTGTTCTAATCGTTCCGCTAGTCGTCACCGACATTTGCGCTCCGGGCACAATGCTTTGCACCGGCACGGTATTTGTAGTAACATCATTCTCGCGGAATACGCCGCCCATCAACTTGTCAACCTTGCCCGCGCCCAAGACAAACGACAACATGAAGCCGAAAAGCATTCCAATAACAGCACACATCGCTACAATACGCCTATCAAATTCATTCTGTTTCATTTCTTTGCCTTTCCTGTTTAGTCGTTTATCGGTTCATACGTCAATGTAGTGCGATTTGTCCAAATACCGGTTGCTTTTTCCCAAGTCGTAACCGTGCCGCTTGTCGTAACCCGCACAACCCAAACACTCCCATTACCGCTTTGCCAACGGAAGAAATTGGTGTTCGCATGCGCTGCGTCAATTTGATACGCCTGCACATACTTGCTCAGAAACCCGGCATCCGCGCCAAGATTGCCCTTGTTTGTTGCAAGTAATTTCTGCTCGTTGGTATCATACACGTTCCGCGCATATACCGCCGCGCATATTGATATGATTGCAACGCCGACAACCAACACAACCAATGATTTCCCGCTTATTTCTTCCTTCGCCTTCATGCCGCACCTTTCCTTTCTTCGCCCTGCATTTCCCGTTTTGCTATCCACACCCGCAAAGCCGCTATGCTTGAATTCGTTGTGCATCCGTTGCAGCTTCGCCGGTTTCCCTGTTCGATCCGTTCAACAATCTTTTGGGCTTTCTCCGCGCCGCCTTCGTATTCCGTCGCACGTTCGACAAGTTCCTGCAAATCCATTTGCCGCAATTCGTCGGATACTTTGACTTTTATTTCGTATCTTGCCGCCATGTTATTTCTTCTTTCTGGCTTGCGCCGTCTTCGGCTTCACAATCAACGCTTCGCGTTTCGCCCGGTTCAATTCATTGACAATCGGCAACGTCAAACGCATAGGCAATGCTACCTCAGATAATGCGCCAATGCAAATATCAATCTGTTGCGGCGGTAAGTGCGGCTTGCATATCGGCGGTTGCGGTTGCCGCTGTTCCGCTTTGGCTTTCTGCTTCTTGATTCGCTTGCCTTTACTCATGTTGCCCATCCTTTCATTTACGGTTCGATTACTGTTTCAATCGTGTTCGTCAATTCCTGTTTGTACGCGGCAATAAACTGCGCCTTCGTCTTACCCTGCGCCTTCCACTCTACTCGCGCTACCGGATTATCGTTCCACACCTTTGAGGCCATGCGGTCTTTCCATTTGCGAATCGCCGCCGTGATTTTGGCCTTGCTGATATGTTTCAAACGGTCTTTTGGCTTCACATCCTTGTCGTCCTCGTACTCTTTCTTTGTAATCAGCACGGCCACGTTCGGCAATTCGGCCTCTTTGATTTCGTCGAAACTGTTGGTTGTCCAGTAGCTTGACACTTCTGTTTTCCCATCCTGCGTCACAACCACGACGTAGTTCGTTCCCGCCGAAGCAACTCCGGCAACCAGTATTAGGCATAGTATTAGTTTTTTCATGTTATCTCCTTACCCAAAATCCCACCACACTAAGGCCTAACTCATTATCGTCGTTATCGGCACCATGTACTCTCAGGTTCCTGGAGGTGCCTAGATTCACAGTGGCCGTGTAGAGGCAAAGATTCAGTGGAGCATCCCCGGCCTGCGGATCAAAATATAATAGGCTGTCTGCATTGGCTGTTCCTGCGTCAACAGATTCCTTATTCGCTACAGACCCATAGCCATGATCGCCTGCTGTGGATTCACCAAACCTAATGTGCACCCGCATGCGTTTTGCCAGAACTGAGCACAGCGTACTTGTCTCTGCGTCGTCAGGCGTTTGCCATGTCCCAGCCGGGTTCATCGAAGACGCTGCGATGAGAATTGTCTGATACCGCATCATCCCGTCATTCATGCGGTCAAATTCGTATATCGTTGCGCCCGCCGCTGATGAATATACCGCACCGATACAACGATTGTTTTGGGCATCATACCAACCATGAAGCGTGCTGCTCTCCGTCGGTTCCGTCGTGCTCCATACAATATCACTGGCCGACAGCGTGCCGCTGGCGCTGTTCGTCACATACGCATAATGCCAGTCCGCCCCAGCCGCCAATGTGCTCACCGTCGTAGTGAACGCCGTAGAAATTTCTATCGCCGTGCCGCTGTGCTCCGCGCTGCCCACGCTCCACGTCACCTGCGTTGTGTTCAGATAGTCGCAGTACATTCCCTTGATATAACCTTCAGGCGCTCCGCCCGCATCCGCCTCTGGCTGCCACTTGCCCGTCCCAGAGTCGAACTTCATTATCTGATTATCGCTCGGTGCGTTCGTATTGAACACGCTTGCCGGAAACGCTGCACCGTTGTTTGTATTCACGCCAATCATCTTCACACCTTGACCGAATGCCGCGCTTGCGCAAAAGCATATCAATATGATTAGCTTTTTCATCCTGCTATTACCAACCCTCCGCTAAACTTTATATCTACCTCGTTGCCGTTCGTATCAACAAGCGTAATGGTTGTTGTATGATCTATTCCCGCCGTTCCATTATCATAATATCCACCTTCCGCATTGATAGGCCCGGCATGTGCATTAGCGGCATAAGTTCCATCACAAAAAAAGATTTCTTGTGTACCGCCGCCGCCCGGCGCGAAAACCCAACCACCCCAACCCTCACCCGTATCCAAAAACTGCGCGCCCATCGTTGCACCGTTTTCCGTCAAATCCAAACAAACACCCGAAAGCATTTCCAAGGCAAAAGTTCCATCATTGAAATAAGAATTGCCCTTACCGGACATACCACCTTGCAATTGCAAACATCCAGCATCAACCGCACCCCCGGCATTCGCCGTATCATCAACATGCAATTCGCATGTGTTTTCTACACTCCACGCGCCAAGGCTTGCCCCATCCTTCAATGTTTGCGCATTCAAATTGATTACTTCGTTTTGGCTTCCATCCCCGATCAAATCGCCGTAAGCATCCGCCGTTGTGGTATTCCCAAGCTTCCACCAAGGGCCGGTTGCGCTGCCGTCCGTCAATTCAAGCTTGTAAACGCTTGCACCTTGATGCGTCACAATCGGTATATATCCGACATTCGCCGCAAGACTAGGATCGCCAACCGTATCTTGCAAATTTTTCCACAAAAGAAATTCTGTCGGCGGCGTTGCCGACCAATATGTATCAAGCCATTCGGAAAACGCTTGAAGCCTATACCATTTCAAGTTACCGTCGGTAGCATCGTAAATCGGGAAGTAATCACTACCATCATCAAGTGAAGGTATTGTATGCGCAGACGGATCATCCATGCCGCGTAATTGCGTTTCATAATTCGTCGGATGATATTCTAACGAATGCCCATCAAGCTTTTCCCATTGATCCCGCCAATCGCCGCCCGTCCAATATTGCTCAATCTCGGTAATCTTGCCGCCGGAAAACGTCACATATCCCAACACAAGTTTTTCACTGCCATTATCCGGGTCGGGATAAGCCGCATTTGTATTCACCGTCAATGTCGCCGGATTCAACGCATCGTCAAATTCAACCCACACATACACGCTTGCTGAAATGGTAACGGTTTTGAACAAATCCCACGTCGGAGAATCGCCGCCGTCACCGGTCAACGGCACACGGTTCATTGCCCCGGCAACATCCCTTATCCGGCTTCCGCCAAGCACGCGGATTGTTGTTTCCGACGCGGCAACCATTTTGAAATGATAAAGCCCCTTAATCCCGTCACCTTCGCCCGGCTCCGGGTCATAAACAATGCGCCAAAAGTTCTCCGTTTTCTCAATGTATCCATTATGCACTTCCAAAAACGAAAGCACTTCATCAACCTTAGTGTAAAAGTCGGCGGGCACTTTCGCTACCGGATCACCGGCATTCAATCGTTCTGGCAAGAAATCACCCATCAAGCACGACTCCAAGAACCTTTGCTGTCAACTGTGCGCGTCAACTTATACGCATCAAGAACCATATCCGTTTGATTCACGCTGAAAGTTGTATTGGTATCCGCCGCGTGCGTATCCGCGTAATTCTCTGCCGCCGCTTGTGTAAGGCAAATCCATTCATCAACAATAACATTACGCGTACGCTCAAGCGGGCCCAATGGAAAGAAATACACCTTTTCGCCAACAACTTTCTTGCTAATTCTGATTGCGTGCGTGTCGGTAATCCATGATGTATCGCGTAATGCCATGATTCCGCCTCACTTCATTTGTAGTAACTTATCAAGCTTTTCGCGTATCTTCTTCAATTCGTCATTGCTAGTCTTTTGTAAATCGGCCAATTTGTCTTGTGCCGCCAAAAGTCCGCGTTGTCGTTGCGCCTGCATCCATTTTTGAAAATCCAATTCAACTATTGCGCGTTTGCGCGCCCGCGCTGCCGCTAAAAATTCGCGCTGTTCTCTACCAAGCTTAACGCCTCGGAGTTCTTTTGCTTCAAGTAAAGCAATTTTCTTTTGCTCGGCTTCGCGTTCTTTGATTTGCTGTTTACGGGCTTTTGTATCTGCGATAATATCAACAACTCTTGCTTCCGCAACTTCACGAAGCTTGGCAATTTCATTTTCATGTGCAGCAATTCGGTTTTTGATAAACTGGACACGTTCACGCAATGCGCCAACAGCTTTTGCCTTTGCTTCCCGCGCCTGAATCTTGGCAATAAGTTTTGATTCTTTTTCTCTAAGCTTGTTGATTTCCTTTAATCGTTTCGCCTTTTCACGCCGTCGCCGCGCAGCTTCCCGCGCCAGAATTATAGCAGTCTTTTCTTGCAATTTCCGAAGTTCAAGAAGGGCTTTTTCGCGGGCAAGTTCTTTTTCCGTTTTTCCTTTTTCTTCTTTTTCTTCGCGGGCTCTTTTGTCTCTGGCAAGCGCACGTTCACCCTCAAGCCGTATTTCTTCTTCAACGGCATCTGTGATAGCTTTACGGCCTCCTTTGAATTTTTCAACCAACCCCCGACCCAAACCAAAAATACCACCTGCCAATCTCTGCGCAAACGTTCCGCCTCTACCCGTAATACCACCGGCAAAACCTTCTCTGAACTTCTCCATTAAACCGGCTTCTTTCGCCTCAAATCCCCCGGCAAAAGTCGCCATTGCTTTTATCGCCGTGCCAATATCTTTGAAGAATCCCGCAAGCCGTTTCGCGGTAGGAACCAATTCTTCCATTCGTTTTTTAACATCCGTTGCCCATTCGTCAATACGGCCTTCTTTGATGATCTCTTGTACTTTTTCAACAAGTTCCTCAATTTCGGGTCTTAACTTTTCGCCAATTGCGGTTGCAAATTTCGTTACAATGGCAAGTGCGGTTTGCCATGCCTGCGCCCAAACTTTTGTATCTTCAACACGCTTGAACGCTGCTTCGGATTCGCCGGTTACATCTTGGAAATTCTTGATTTCCTGTTGCAGCGTTTCAAAATTATTCGCAAGAATCGCAATACCAACTGCCGCACGTTTGCCGATCCCCGCACCGACAATATCTTCAAGCGTTTTACCTCGGAATCGTTCGACAAGTTGAAACAGTGTTTCGCCACCTTTAGCTGCATGTATCAATGCCGCCCTTAATGCGGTCATTGCTCTTTCTGGCTTTTCAACCTTCACCAATGCAGCAACCGCCGCGCCCATTTCTTCAAGCGTTAATCCGGCGGCGCGTGCAATCGGGGCAAGTTTGCCGATATTTTCCGCAAGTTCTCCGTAAGTGATCTTTCCATCCTTGACAACTCGGAAAAGCACATCACTTACCCGCGTTGCATCTCGCGCCTGCAAACCGTAAGCATTGATAATCGTTGTAAGAGCATCAACGGAAGTTGCCGCATCGGTTGCGCCGCCAATCGCCGCTTTCATTGCAACTTCCAAAACATCCATTGCATCGGCAGCATCAATCCCGGCAGAAAGAATATCATAAAGCCCTTTTGCTAATACGTCCTTGGCTTCCCCGAATTCCGCCGACATTCGGATAATGCCTTCATTCATGCCCTTGAGGAATTTCTGATTTTCCCCAAGCATCACGCTTACTTGCGCCATTGCCGCCCGGAATTTTTCGGCATGCCTAACGGAAGCAATCAAAGCAATGCCAACAGCAACAATTGCTTGCTTCACTACGCGAAAAGCTTTTGACGCTGCTTTACCAATACGCTTTGCCGCATCGCGGAATTTCTGCAAACCCACACGCGCTTTCGCCAAGCTTTTTGATATGAAGCTTTTTGCCCGGAGTACAATTGTTAATTCACTGGGCATCTTCGTTTTCCCGTTTCTTATGCCGCCGCTTAATTTCTTTGATTGCGATACCTAAACGTCTTGTTGCAATTATATATGGATCGCCTTCATCAAGCTTTTTACTATCACCGCCAGCCATTGCCATATATTGCCGCCGTACAATATTCAAAATCCGCAAAACCATATCTTGCGAATAATCACGCCGCCATGTATCCGCCGGTAATCCGGTTGCAGCAACCAACTCGGCAATCAAATCATCCCAATTAACTGCTTCCGGTTTCTTCTCCGCAATATTACGTTTTTGCCGATCTTCGGCTTCAAACTTTTTTTCAAGTGCGGCAATCTCATCATCCGCCGGAATAACATCAACAATCGCTGCCGACAATTCGGCCCGCGTACAATCAAGTTGTTTTTGGAATGCTTTGATTGCTTGTTTTGCGGATTGATAACCGTCTAAACGCAAAAACGCATGTGGATCACGACCATGAACAAGGGCATAAGCAAGCCCAAAAAAATCAAGCTCAACATCCCCATCAAACCATTCAAGCGCATCCTCATACCATAACCGCGCTTGAATGGTAAACGGCCAAAGCCAAACGCTTCCGGCTCTTGACGGTTTCCCGGCAAAGTGACGGTGTTCTCCGCCATTCGGATTCTCTACGGCACGCGAAAGGTCATTGATCCAAACGATTTCATCAAGCGTTGGCGTTATCCCCGCCGCTTTCAGTTCCCGTATTTCCGCTTCCGCGTGTTCGCAAAGATGTTTTTGCCCTTGGCTTTCGCTTTCCACTATCCACCGCCTTTGCCTTTGCGGAAGGTTGCGTAACCGCCCGCCTATTGGGTGACTTACTCATTGCTTCCCCTTTCAGCCCCTATGGGCTTTACATCTTTGATAGATTCTTGAATACCGCAATGCTACCGGTTGCATATGCCGTATTCTCTTGCGCTTCACTTGATCCCGCGCTTTTTGTCCATCCGGTATCTTCGCTTGCGCCCGGTGCGCCCGCGCAACCAACGAAATCATCGGTTGCTTCCACACGCCCGCCGTGAACGTCCTTGCAAGCTTCGTTGCCGTCGGAATCAAGCACCTTCACAACCGTTACCGAAGCTGTCGCACTCGATCCAACAAGCTTTGAATTGGTATCAACAGTTGCGCCGATCTTCGTTGCTTTACGCTCTCCGCTAATTTCCAAATCGGAAGGATCGTATTTTTGTACGGATGTATCCGCCGCGCTTGTGCTTTCGCCGGTAATCGTGATTGTTGGCCTTTCTTTGTTGCTAGTAGCAACTTCAATTGACGTAATCACCTTGCCGCCAATCACCTTGCCAAGCCGGAAATCAACGCCCGCCGTTGTGTCATAAAACACTAACGCCGTATCATGGCAACTTTGATATGTGGCAACAATCGCGTTCGTCGTATCGTGCATTGTGGATTCATTCACATCACCGTTTGAATCTTCGCATTGCGCTTCCGTTGCGCTTGAATCATGCGGCGTTGCACTCTGAATCTTGATGTGAGTATCGGCAAACCCCCAAGGATCGGTGTCAACTCCAAAACTCATTTCACACTTCCTTTCGTTTACGGGGCACTTTCAGTAAGCCCCTTAATTTCCTTCATTAGTCTTTTTCCAACCATTTCCCGCAAACCTTCAAGCCCACGATCATTTTCCGGCACGGCCATGAAGCTTGCCATTGTGCCGCCAACATCAATACCCCGGTTCGTTATATCTTTTAACCAATACGCCCACGAAACGCGCTGTTGTGCATGCCGCCCATCCTTCGTATCAATGCCATAACTTTGCACATATTCAACTTCCCGCCCGTTGTCATGTTCATACAACAACAACATCAACATCAAGCTTGGCGTGCCCAAAAAAAAGTTGTCTTTGTTTAAGTGCCTGCATATCTTTACCACATCGTAAATCACTTGCCGTTCAATCACCGGCAATTCGATTGTCGTATATACCGGGCAACCAAGTAAATTCAACTCCGTGAAATGATCCGCAACACCCGGCCCGGCATCCCACGTTTTGAGATATTTCCAAGAATGCAATTCAAAGAACCGTGCCCAATGCCCGCGCACGGATGGATAAAAGACATAATCATTATTCAAACCCCAAATTTCCGTCCCTTCGCAATATCGTAATATATCATGCCGTCTTTCCAATCCGCTTTGACCCATCCCAAGAATCGTAATCCGTCGCTTGTCCATCCTTTCCATCCTTTCCCGTTTATGGCTGTACTGTGAAAATTGCCTGTACCGGCAATTCGTAAAGCCAAATTACCTTTTCGCCCCCTTCTGTTTGATCTTCTTTGAGCTTGTAAATATTCGATTGCAATAACGCTTCCTGTGTCCACACAAACCGCGTTATGCCGGAAAGCGTACCGCTTGGCAACGGAAGCCCGGCCCGCAATTCGCCGTCAAAAGTTTGCGCAAGTGCCCGCGTCTTGAATACACCGCGAATGCTGCCGTTGCGCATCCATTCGCCGCATCCGCCCGGTTCGTCAATATTGAAATCATCAAGCCGATCATTGCCGCCGGAAAGCATGAAGGCAAAAATACGGCTTTGCGATAGATCAAGATTCTTTGGAAGCTTACCAAGAAAAGCATCCGTATCTTCCGTTGCCGAATACAGCGCAACAAGCCAATCGAAAATTTCGCGTTCGGCATCCGACCATGCTGTTTGAATCGTTCCGGCCATTACAATTGCATCCCTGTATTAAATTGATCTATAAGACGTTGCAAACGCACATTGATTCCATCAAAAATATCTTTTTGCCGCTTGTAAATGAAATCATTCATTATACCGGTATCTTCATATTTCGCCACCGCATATGGCACGGAATTCGTTGCGGCAATATATCCATTTCCATCATATCCACTTCCATCCTTTCGCATTGCAACAGTAAGACGCCCCAGGTTCAATTGGACATCTTTTTCTGCCCGTTTCATTACCCAAGACGGAATACGAATACCGCGCCCAACCATATCCGCCAACTTTTGCCCAGCAATAACCCATCCGGCTTTTAATTTCGCAACGTCGGCATGTAATCGCCGCCGAAAGCGATTGAAAGAAATGCGCGGAACATACATCTTGTTAAAGAATTTCCATTCACCAACAGTTGCAACAATCCGGCCCCTATATCGCACGCGCCCTCCGTAGCGCCCGGCTTTGATTCTGTGCCGCCTCCAAAAACCTTCCATTCGCCTTTCATTGCCTTCAAGATTGAAAATTACCGACGACGGCAATTCGCCGGTGCTGAAATCATCTTCAAAAAATTGCAATACCGGGCGTTGATCTATCTTCACAAAAAGCTTGTTCAAATCCCGATCAATTGCCTTCCGACCTTGCGGCGCGCTTTTGGGCAATGGCACTTTCGCGCTCATAAGATCTTGCATCAACAACCGCATTTGATCGGCATAAACATCACGCACAGTAATACCGGTTTGCTTTGCAATTTTTTCCAACCGCATTGCAAGCGTTACCGCTTCCTTATTATCAAGATCAATTGCAAAATCAATCGGCATCTTATGTATCCCGCCTTAATGTCAAAACAACATGCACGCCGTTTTCGTTTACGTCTTGCACAAAAACCTTTTCGCCGTCAATTTCAACCGTTTCGCGTTGCCCCGGCAATGTGCCGTCGCTGAAATCGCTATACTTGGCAACAAACTCAAATTCCTTGGTGAAGTATTCGCCTTCCAGTTCAACAACGTGTGTATCCATATCCGGCCCGTGTGTGCCGATGATCGTTTGGGAATTGAAGGAAAGCACGGCGGAAATGTTGCCGGTTGCAAAGGCAATATCGCGTTCGGCCATTGCCTTAATATCGGTGTCAACACCCATATCGCGCCCTTAGAAAGCGGGCGCAACAGTATGAACCGCCGCGCCCGCCGAAACCGACGGGAAGGATGGACAAACCCGCCGCCGCCAAGTTCACTTTAGTTGCTTGTGAATGCAGTAATCACGCCATTGGCAATGGTAATGTCAAAGTTCGTGACGCTGCTGTAGTTCGTGCTGATACCGCTTCCAAGCCCGATGCTTGTACGCGCCGTTGCGCCGGATTCGGCAATCCACGTTGTACCATTGCCAACGATGAAATTGCTGTCATTGGTTGACAACGCCGCGATTGCCGCAAGTCTTGCGTTATATGCTTGCACATCCGATCCAATCGCAACACCAAGCGTTGTACGCATTGCGCCTACATTGGCATCATCCACAACCGTTCTTGCCGCTGCCGTGAAGTCGCAAACCGCCGCCGTGCCGCTACCGGTGAAATACGGAAGCTTGTTCGTCGCACTCGTAAGCCCGGCCAAAGCCGCAAGTTCCGCATCGTAAGCTTGCACATCCACACCGACAATCACTTGCCGGAAAGGTGGATTAAGCCACACTTGAAGCTTCGTTGTCGCGCTTGTGGTTGTCTTGGCTTCCATTGCCGTGCCAATGTATTTATCCGCCGTTGCCGTTTCCGTAACAACTTCATTGGAAGAATCCCAATAAAGCTTATCGCCAACGGTAATCGTTTCATTGGTTTGAAGCGTCAAGTCCCAAATACCGTCAAGCTTCACAACCCCGGCATCCCCTGTGCTTATATCCGTTACCGCAATGCCGTATTGATCCCCAATATCAACAACATCACCCGCCGTAAGATCGCTTGCCGCCGTATATATGACATATCCGGGTTTCCGCACAAAGTTCATTGCGCCGAAAGCAAGCCCACCAACCATTGCAACAACGATCAAGCCCACGATCCATTTACCAATCTTCTTCATTTCTTCGTTTCTCCTATTATTTGATTCTTGTGAAGGGGTTGCGTTGACCGGCGCAACCCCATTATTTCCGTTAGCTTGTTGCCTCTTCGCGCTGACCGCCTTTCCAATCAACGGCCTTTGCAACGGCATCCATGCGCACCTTGTATGTGCGCCCATCCGCCGCGCTTCCGGTATTGACGGTTTCTTCCATGAACGGCGTTGTGTTTCCGTCCAAGAACGCAACTTCCATTACCGGCGCAATATTCGGATTCGCAAACCCGTAATAATACACCGTGCTATATCCGGTGAAGTTTGAATCTTCCAAGCTTGGCTCAATAACCATCTTGGCAATATTCTTTAGCGGGTTGACCCCTTCAACCCCATCACCAAACGAGCTTGTGCCCAGTACCGCTGCCGGATATTCCCATCCCGTAGACGGCACAAGCAATATTGCAAGCCGCACACGCAATTTCAGTTGTTCCTCTGCCGCAACATCGGCATGCTGAAACGCGGATTGCTGCATCATCTTCGTTGCCATGTTGCCGATACCGGCCCGCGCATGTGCAATCGAATCAAACTTGTGGTCGGCATCATCCGTGTTATTGGCATGCGCTGTTGAGAACAACGCATTCCCATCCGCCATGTTGCCGTTTGCCAGCAAGTGGATAACTGCAAGGTCGTTCGGAAGAATTGCCGCAACCATGCCCATACTTCGCGGTATGCCCGTAAAGGCATCAAGATCATCATTGATGATTGCTTGCCGCGAAAGATTGAACAGCTTGCCATACGTCAACAGCGTGAACACTTCGCGCTGCTCTGCAAACTTCGTCATGTTGTAGCCTTCACCTTCACGCACAAGTTCGAGTTTGCCAGCATGTGACAATTTCAGCCGCGAAGCCTGTTTGAAGTCTGCAACGCTTCCAATCTTGCACCATTCCCTATAGGTTGTTTCCGCAAGTTCTGCGCCCGCAAGCATTTCCTTGTTGATTACATTCGCCAAAATATACGGGAAATCTGACGTTGTAACCGTTATATCCTCATTTGCCCGAAGTTGAAATGTTGAGAATTTCGGCCCTTGTTCAAAGCCGATCCTAACCATTTCATGCTTGTTTGCCGGTATGGGGATGTTCGCCCGCTGCAAACAATCTTCCAACAGTCGCATCAGACTCCAACCGGACATATCTTCCCCGCCCGCCTTGCTCACATCTTCGGGAATATTCGGGCATCCACTCCGAATCATCAGTGAATGAACCGCCGCCTGCGCAAACGAATCCCGCCCATCTTGCGTTACTTTCACTTTATGTTCGGGCGGATTTTTCTGCCGATCTTCCGCCGCTGCAAGTGCAAGGTCTTTGGCTTGCTCAACCGTTCCGCCGCGTTCGACAAGCTCCGAAACATCAACGCCAAACTTCTTCCCAATCTCGTTGATTTCCTTTGCCCGTTCCCGTTCGGCTTGAATCATGCGTTGCACATCATCTTCCGTAACCCCATCCGCCTTTTTCGGTTCGGGTTCCTGCGCCGCACGCTTCACCGCACCTTGTGGCGGCGTTTCCGGCTCATCGGCTACTTCCGTTCCGATTGCCCCTTCACCTTCAACCAACACCCGGAATTTATCATCCGGTAATTCAACCGTGATGATTTCCCCGGCCTTCCCGCGCTCACAATCCTTTGTGAGCTTGATTTTCCGCATCTTCATCGTGACCTTTCCTCCCGTTGTTTTTTGGCCCGGATCGGACACATTACCCGCGCCGCTTCTTCCTACACCAACCGACGGATCAGCCGGAATCGGTGTAAGGCTTGCTTCCAACGCTTCCCAATTCGTTGCAAGCCATGTGCCCGCCGGATAATCACGTCCTTTGTAATCCCCATCTTCCGCAAAATACATCCATTGCTTCACAATGAAACCAACCGAAACGCCGCGCAAAACCCCATCATCAACTTCCTGTTTCGTTTCTTGCGCCGCATCCGTCGTTGCAAATCGTATCGTTGCCCGGCCTTTGCGCTCTTTGGTATCAAGCCAAACCATTTCGGCAACGCCCACAATCCGGTTCGGATCGTGATTCTTCAACACGCTTCCCACTTCGGCAAAACGTGTAAAAACTACATCCCCTTCTTCATGCGAAAGCACTTCATCTTCGCCCCATACCCGCACCGGCAATTCACTTGAAAAGCTCAAATCGTAAGTATCATCCGAATTCGCAGCAATCCGGCCTTGCACCGGTTCCGTCCAACGCTTTTCCGGGTTTGGATCGGAATAAAGCTTTACACCGGCAACATCACTTTCCACTTCCCGCGCCTTATCGCTCAAACGTCTATGTTTCATTTTGGCCTTCCCCGAATAAACATGATGGAATACACCTTGCCTTCTTTTTTAATTACAAGCGAAACGTAACTGAATTTGTTGTTGTTCGGGTCAAATTGCCGCCAACGCAATTGCGTTTCATTCTCATCAAGCCCATCCGTGTAATACGGTTTGCCGGTTGTTGAATCCTTGTGCGTTTTCAGCCAATTTTTGCTTTCGGCTTTTGTCCAAAATTTCTTGTTGAACACAACGCTTTGCGTGTGGTCTTTATCCGGCGGCTTCCTTCCGACAACGGGCATTAGTTCAATTCCCCTTCCAAGCACGCGCCAACTTCATTTTCAAAAGCACGGCTTGCATCATCATCTTGCGCGGAAAAGCCTTTTGCGTCATTGCCAGCTTCTTCTTTGCCAGCTTCAATTTCTGTATTTAGTCCAAGCCGTTCCTTCTCGCGCATGATTTTGCCTGCAAGCCGCAAATTCTGTTGCCATTCCTTGCCGCCGAATGAAGCTTCATCGGCAAGCGTTGTAACAAACGATTTCATTGATTGATCTTGTGCCCGGATTTCCTGCAACGGATTGATCCCGCGTGCCCATCCCGAAGGCAACCACGAATGCCGCTGCCAACGCTTCGGCTCAATAAAATATCCCGGCGCGATAACCGCCGCCGAAGCAACCGCAACATCCATCCATTTGCGGAATGTGGGCGAAAGGGCTTTCCCGGCAAACTTCTTCGATAATCGCCGGTATCCTTGAATGTCCATGTTTTCCGCTTGCCGCCCGCCCGCGAAAGTCGTGCGCCGTGTGTCGCGGGTCAAGCTTGTATAACTCAAACCGTATTCAATGCCCGTACCAATCGCATTCAATTGATCGTTCACAAACATTTCATACGCCGTTTCCGGTGCGCTTGGCGAAACCGTATCAACCTTTGTTCCTTCCGGCACTTGCCCGATTATGCCCGGCGCAAGATTCGCCAAAATGTTGCCGTCGGCATCAACCGGGAAACCATTTGAATTTTGATCGCCGGAACTATCATCATCCTTGAAGAAGCCGCCGCCTTCCGTTCCTGAAATAAGCACACCAAACAACGCGGCAATCTTGCTTCGGATCAATTGCGCATTGCTGTATTCGCCAAGCTGAAATAGCTTATCGGTAACACCGGCGAAGAATGGAATGCCGCGCATTTGAAGCGGGAAGCGTTTTGAAAATACATGGATCATATCTTCCGCCGGTACGCGCACGCTATGTGTCTTTGTCTGCATTTTCGGATCAGTATGCACGGTTGAATAAACCCAATACGCAACCGGCTTCCATGTAAGCTTGTCATATTCCACGCCAAGGAAAACGCCGTTGCCGGTATCCGGGTTTTTCGTCGTATTGGTATCAAGTTGATCCGCGCTTATGATCTGCAACCGGAATGGCACAACATCAAAGCTTTTATCAACGATCATCCTTATGAACACTTCACCGTCAATGATCCATCGGCGCAACAGCAAATCTTGCGTATCAAACCACGATTCCGGCGCGGTATCGCTTGCATTCAAAATCACATCATCACCCCAAAGCCCGAAAACATCTTCAACATAATCGTTGAAGGAATCCATTTCTTCTTTTTCGGCCTTGCCGGTTTCGGGGTTCTGCACCATGTGAACAACCGCCATTTGCAAATCAAAGCCGGTTCCGATCACATAGTTGAGAAATGAATTGATTGCGCCGCCAACGTGCGGGTTGTTCGATTCAAGCCAACGGCTCCGATTGCGCATCCGAGCAAGTTCGGAAGTAAGGATTGTGTTTATGCCTTGGCTTGTGACAACCCAATTGGCGTTTGTCCGGTCTTGCTCGGCGGCTTTGAACGCGGCCCGCGCCTGCATTTCAAGAAAGCGGAAAGCCCGTTCCTGCTCGGAAGCCGTGCGCACCGTTGTGCGGATTTGATGGTTGTGTTGATCGTAAAGGATTACATCTTTCATATCGCCGCCGCACGGTACAATTGCCACTTGCCGGATTCGCTGCCGGGAGTAAGTGCGTTGATCTTACCTTGCACAAAAGAGAGAAGCCGCCGCTGTTGGTCAAGATTGGAGTAAGAGAAGGTTTGCCCCGCCATTGTGTATGACGCGACATGAACGCCATTGGCCCAATCAGCAACAATCTTAGCTTCCAAAGCTTCCCATGTGGAAACAGCAATCGCCATTCATACCCACTTTCCCCATCCTTTGCGGGAAGTTTACGGCATGAACGGCGATTTCGTCAAAAGCTTTAGGGTTATTTTGTAGCAAAAATCAATTGCAAAATTATCCCCTATCTATGGGCTTTATCTCTTGAATCGTGGGAATGCGCAAACCGCAATTGCAACATTCGCGCATGCGTTTTACGGTTGTGCGTGAAATTTGTTCTTTCTTGTAAACCTTTGTTCGTTGGCTTCCGCAATCCGGGCATTGCACCGGGTATTCGTCAAGCATGTTCGGCCAAACGCGGTGCGTGCGCGGCCTTCCCCGTTTCCGGTGTTGCGGTTGTTCCATCCTGTTTTGATATTTTGTTTCCATGTTTCGGATTTGCGCGGGCATCATATGACACCCGCGCATATTCCTTTGTCATTTTTTCACAATCCACACTTCAACCGTATCGCCTTCTTGCGCTTCGCCAACCACCTTCAACATTCCGGCTTCGGGCTTTTGTGGGCAACGCAACGAAAGCACCGTGTAACCGTCTTTCTCGCCGCCAACGTTAGCAACGCCAATAACCTTAGCAATAAACGCATCAGCCTTTGCGCCAACAACATCAACTTTCGGTTCCGCTTTCTTCGTCGCCGGTTCCGACTTTGCCTTTACCTTTGCCGCACTCGCTGCTTCCGTTTTCTTCTTCCTTGCCATTGTCTTACCTTTCACAGCCGGATACTATTAGGATCAATCCAAACCTTCCGGCTTTTCTTCGGCTTGGAATCCTGTTCTGATTTTTGCGCTTCACCTTGCGCTTCCGAAAGTTCAACGTCCATCTTTTCCACCGGTTGCATACGATAAAGCCCGGTAATACACGCGGCAAGATATTGCAGCACTTCAACGTCAAACATATGGTTTGCCGCCCGGATTTTCTCAAATGCCCCATCAACGCTTTTCTCTGCCGTCACTTGCTGCACATATTCGCCTTCAATTCCATCATACACAAACCAATGCCGTTCCGATTGCCCGCGCATCATCGTTGTTAATCCCGCCTTCAATTGATTCGGATTGAACGTATAACTTGGAATTGATTTGCGGCCTTGTCGCCGCGTGCCTTCGTATGGATCAATCATGTTTTTCGCATACGGCATTTGTAATGTATCACGCCCAAAGCAAGGAATCAATTTCAATCGCAAACACCAATCGAACACTTCAATGCGCCGTCCGGCGTAGCTGTTATCAATCAAGCGCAAACGCGAATTGAATTTGCCCATGATTTCCTCGACTTCGCGCCAAGACACAATCGGCCCCCAATCGCGCAAGCCGGAATCGCCGCCTTCCAACCAACGCCGCACCAACCACCATAAATGCGTTTTCTGAACGTCAATCGTTAGGAAGTCAACGAATCGCCGCTTGATGAAAATGTTGCGAAGCCCCGGCGTTTCGGTAAACGATTCACCGCGCTTATATTCCGTTTGCCGGTCATAGATCACGCTTGCTTTCGTTTCGTCAACATTCATCTTCCATTCTTCGGCAAGATACTCATACACAAAAACGCGCCATTGTTCAAACCCGGCTTTCTTCGCCTGCAAAAACGCAACGGCAACTTCCCCAAAATCGCCATTGCGGAAAGGCGATATGAAGCAATTGGCAATGTAACCGCGCTTCCAAGGCAACGCTTCGCGGTGTGTTAAATACCATTTGCCGGTATGCGCAATCTTCAACCGATCACGGTTCAAAATCGTTGTGCCTTGCGGCGTGATGTAATGCGCCGAATCATAAACGCGCTGCAAATCCCATTCGCCATTTTTCCGCTTCGCTTTCGCCGTCCACTTCAAGCCAAACGGCGTTTTGCTGTCGCCAAGCAAGTATTCAAATGTTTGCCGCCGCCGGTAACGCGGCTCCGGCATCCTCCATTTCCTTTGATCGGTATTATCCATTTCGTAAAAGATCGGATCGAGACTTGATCGCCGCCGCTGTTGCGGATCGGGCGAAGAATTGAAAACCGCTTTGCAATCTTGATATGTGTCCATGCGCTTGCGAATCATCCCTGGCGCGGTGTTCGGAAGCAACGAGCATTCTTCAACGAATATCCGGCCCCAACCGAATTGCTTGAACGCGCCTTTGTTGCGCGGCGGAATCGCCCGCAAAATCATGTTGTCAAAGTAAAGCGTGTTTTCCTTTTCTCGCGCATCCTGCATCTTCGGCCCGGCGGATTCGCTGCATTCCAAGCCCGGCTTGATCCGTTCTTCCCAAAACGCATTTGTGCTTTTCTCATCACAAGAAAGAAACAGCGTGTTCACCGGGGAAACCGCAACAAGGTATCGAATCGGATTCAACACAAGGCTTTCACTCGCGCCGAATCGGGAAGGCTTACGAAACCATATTTCCCTAATTTCCGGGTCTTGCAAATCCTGCACCGGTTCTTTCATGTACGGGGCGAAATCAGGATCATACGGCCCGGAAAGCTCTTGCGGTATGTCGTATGAAGGTACAAGATCAAAGTCAACATCATGCGCGGCCCATTGCCAAATGTGTTCGCGCTTTGTCGGCGTATAAGTTCGTTTAACAGTTTGTTTGGTTGCTTTGAGCATCATGCGCCCAAGTTCAATACTTCTTGCTGCATACGCTTGCCGCAATCTCGCAATACTTTTCTTCAATCTCAATGCCAATTGCCTTGCGGTTCAAATCCTTCGCGGCCCGAAGCGTTGTGCCGCTTCCCATGAAGGGGTCAAGCACGATTTCGTTTTGATAATATGTTTCAAGCATTATCAATCGCCCGCTGCAACCGCCGCAAAATCCGCCGCGAAATCCGTTCCGCTTCCTTCCCAAGCTTCTTATCCTTCGCCCGCGATATGTCCACAAACTGCCGCATCCCATCCGCCACAATTTGCGCATGCGTTTGAATTTCAAGCAAATGATCTTCAATCGGCATGCGCTGCCCTTGTTCCCGCGCAAGCTTTTCCCGCAACAGCATATTGCGCAATTGTAACTGTTCTTCCGCCGCTTCGCTTTTGCCGTTGCTTCGCCGTTTCTCGTCAAGCTTCCGATCAATGAACGCTTTGCATTTCGCTATGTTGAAACCGCGCTTCGTTTTCGCCGGGAAGCCGGGCTTGTTCAACCAATTCGCATGCAAGGCTTGCGGTGATCTTCCGACTTCATCCGCCAATGCCTTGACTGTCGGCGCATATTCCGTTTCGGTTGCCATTCACCAATTCAACTCCGTAATCTCACCGTCAAATTCAAACCGTTTCGCATCCGCCCAATTCAAACCTTCGGGCAAATCTTCATCCGTCACTTGCCCTTTCGCAAATGGCATATGCGGCGCAACAATCACGCTTATGTTGTAATCGTATTTCCGCACCGCCGCATTCCTGCAATTGATCCCGGCGGCGGCAAGCCGATACAACAGTAAACCCGCATTCCATAACGACAAATGCCCGGATACAATTTGCGGTTTTATCGGCGGCACGGTGATTGCCAGCACGCCGCCCACCTTCAACGCGCCGGAAATCCTTTCGAGAAAATGCCCCACGTTTTCTTGATGCTCCAAAACGTGACAACACCAAACGCAATCGAACGCGCCCCGATAGAAATCATGCCAGCTGAAATCGCCATGTATGATTTCAATTCCTTTGTTGCCTTCATGTTCCGGCATTTCTCGTAAATCAATCGCCGTAACTTTCTTCCCCGCCCGCGCAAATGCCCTTGCCGCATTGCCTCGGCCCGCGCCAATATCAAGCACGGTTTCAAACTCGTAATCACGCAACAGTTTCTTCAACGCTTGATCGCCGTACATCATAATTCAAATCCATGATACCGCACGCAATCCGGCTTGTTCGCCTTGATCCATGCGCGTTCTTTGTCCAAATCATGCAAGCCCATCATCTTGCCGGGCCTTTTGCCGTAATAAACTGTGCGGGGTTTTGTCGGTATATACGCATAACTCCAATCCGGCGTTGTGAAAAAATCCATGCCGTACATATCCACAATCGCGCATTGCGTTTGACTCCAAAGCCATACCATTACCGCCGCGCCGTTCGTCGGCACGCAATCCATTTCTTGCCCAAGCTGCATGATGAATTCCGGCGGGAATCGCACAACCCAATTCGCCAACCCCGGCCACATATCCACAACATCAATCCAAGGCCAAAGCACATATTTCAATTCATCCCACAAGACTTCAAAGCCGCGCCGGTGCAAGTCTTGACTTCGCGTTGCGCAACACCAACAATCCGTTCGCTTGCCGACATCCGGCCAAAACACTTCACGCGGCCATGCCCAATTGAAGCGCACAACAATATCATGCGCATCAATCTCCGCACCTTGCCCACGCCCAAAGACATTTTCGCCGCCAGCAACGCACGCAATATGCTTGCCGTTGCAATAGGAATTGAATTCGTCAATTGTCGGCATCAACAACCCCTAACCGCTTCAACCGATTCCGCCGCTTCCGTGCCGTTTTCTTCGTCGGCTTCCCCGCACCCATCGCTTTTGGCATTTCGGGAAATGGACATTTCTTCACAAATTCAACGCGCCCGCAACGCGGGCATATCCCATGCACCTTTTCAACCTTGCGTCGCTGCCAATTATCGAATTGATCCGGCACAACTTCATACGCAACGGAAACTTCCAATTGCGCCGGGCGAAAAGTCTCGCTTCCATAATGGCAAATGTTACACCACATCAATCAACCTTTCGCCCGCTTGATTATCCGGGCATCACGGCAAATCTCGCGCACGTTGGCAACATAGTTCTTGAAATTCCCGGCATGCCCAACCTCACAATGCAACTTCGCATGAAGCGTGATGAAGTTACTTTCATCCGCCGCCCTGCCCGGCGCATACGCAATCGGTTCAATATGATGAATATGGCAAGGCCCGGTTCTGCCGGAATATTCGCAAGCCGGACGCTTCCGCCGGTACGCTTCCATTGCCTTGCGCGTTGCCCACGCTTTGCGCGGGCTTTTGATGCAATATACCGGATGTCGGAAAAAGAAGTTCGCCATTTCAGCCCAACCTTTCATTGCAATGCTCAAACCGCAACACATACGGCACTTCATCCGCGCCGCCCATAGCCTCAATGTATGCCTCACGATATATCCGGCAGATTTGCCAACTACCTAAATGTTGGCCGTATTGCGATTGCTCCATTCCAAAATGTCTATCACGCGGCGGCGAAAGCCCATATCCAACTCACACCGAATCTTAACGTATGCTCGCCATGCCCACTCCGGTAACAATCCGCGCCCCTTCGCCGTCAATAGCCGTCGGTCGCCCATGAATCCGCAGCGGTTCATCAGCAACAACATTCGTGCTTCCGGCGTGAGTCCACGCCCAACAATCGCTTTCACGTTACCTCCTTACCGCGCTTCGCGCTCCCAGTCGGAACGTGAAGCGGGACGTTGGCAAGACCATCTCGCATGATCTCGCAATCACATTCTCGCCCTACACAATCGGCGGCGGCAAATCCTGTCCGCTCGCATCCCGCCCACGGTTCCCGAAGCAACACATCCGGCTCCCACGGCCAACCTTCTGGCGGTTCCCACCTTGCCCAATCACCACTTGATCCCTCAAAGTCGGCTGGGTCGGGATTGTGCAACCCGAGCTTGCATCCTACACCCACCAATGAGTTGTAGACCACCGTGGCGTCCCGACCGTCTGGAAGAATCAACTGTGTTCCGAGTTTCATGTGTCCTCCTTGCCAACAACCGGGTCGAGAGTACGCGGAATACCGCGACTCTCACCCGAAGCGTTGGACACATCAGTCCTCGTAGCGATACACCATGCCGCAGTTCGGGCAGGACTCGGGTTCATCGTCATCCGGCGCGCCGAAATCGAGCGCGCAGTTCGGGCAGGTGAATACTGGTTCATCGTCCGAGTCTGCGAGCGTTGTGTGGTCCTGTTTCCATCGCTTTTCAGGCATCATTGGCTTATCCTCCATGCCCCCGCAGTGTCCAACATTTGCCTCCAGCGTACCGGCGGGGGCCGCCGTCCGCTGAGGCAAGGCGTTAGCTTCCGCCTTGGCTATTTCCTCTTGCAACCGCACACCAAAACCATCGGTTACACCTGCGCGTTTTGCTTCTGCAATTCCAACTGGCCCTAAGTGGTTTGCAGCAAGCACCCGCATGAAGGCAGCACAGGCTTCTCTAGCTTCCTTGGCGGAAGCTAACAAGCCGCTGGACTGTACCGATGATTCCGCGAATCTTTGTTTATGACAGTCAGAACATAGACAACACAAAACTTCCTTTTCAATGCCACATTCATCACATTTCATCATCGTCCAGTCACCTCCACGTTGGGCATATATGCGTACCCGGTCACTACCCGGTCATCTGCCCTGCCATACCCGCAAGCACACGGCGTAATCGTGCATCCGCAGTATCTCGGGCAGTGTGTCTCCGTTGTGATCGTTGTTGAGTGCGTCATGGATTCGGTCGCCAGCGGCACTCACGCCGTCGTTGCCGTGTCGCCTACCCCACTCTTGCGCCCAGGTTGCAAGCGATCTCACTCGGTTTTTCTGCTGGCACGTTGTCATGCAGTCCTCCCCGCCCATGCCCAACAAGAGCATGGACAACTACGTCACTTCGCTACGCTTCGTGCCGAGTGTCATGCTCGGCGTTCTGCTGCTGGATCATGCGTGTTTGCATATCCATCATTTCCAGCCACCAGCGAGGCTCGGTGTTGCTCCACGGTGTCGCCGCATCAATCGCCTTCACCCTGTCGATAAACTCTTGCCTGAGCGTTTCCCACGCAGCAGAACAATCGGATCGAGATGTATCCAATGTCCCGCGCATTTTGCGACACGAAGCGTTTACACATCGTCCACACTCGCACCAGTAGTGCGACCCGCATTCACATATCTCGGCCATTGGAACACTCATCCTTTCCGTTCTCATGCCTTTGCAGTGCCAACCCGATTGCAAGTGCAACCTGCGGCACGACTGCGTTTCCAAGTGCCGTCACTCTATCAGCGTATGATCCTGCGGGAACCCCATCACCAATTCTATCAGGCGCGGGTGGGGCTTGTACCCATACATCCATGCGTTGTTCTGCAATTCCGTCGAGTATCGCGCTCTGCCCGTTTTGCTTAGGCCCCACCCCCTTTTCCCCATCGAGCCGGTTGGGGTAGGCAAGCAGAAAGACACGCTCCCGCAGATGACAGGCACCGCAGTCTGCCGCAGATAGCACTTGCCACTCCGCATCATACCCGACCTCGGCCAGGGAGCCGAGTACGGCTCCCATGTCTCGAACAAGGAGCCCTGGTACGTTCTCCACGAGCGCGTATCGTGGTCGTAGAATGCGAATGATTCTGAGCATTTCAAACCAGAGCGAGCTTCGGGCTCCTTGTTCAAGACCCTCTCGCAGGCCGGCAAGTGACAAGTCTTGACAGGGGAACCCGCCGCACACAATGTCGGCGCTCCAGTCCTTTCCGTCTTCTGGCGGGAATGTTCTGACATTGTCCCATCTCCTCACGTTTGGCCAGTGCTTCTCAAGCACGCGCCGACAATACTCATTCTGTTCCACTTGCCATGCGCAACGGAAGCCGGACTGCTCAAGGCCGAGGTCCAGTCCACCAATCCCGGCGAACAAACTCCCGAAACGAAGTGGGGCATGAGAACAAGACATTCGAGGCTACCTCCGTTCGCTCCGCTCACTACGGAGCCTCACTGTCAGCGTTAGATTGCTTGGGTCTACCGCAACACTTAGCCCGATCTTCCTCGCACCCGGCGCACACGTCGTGGCCTGCGTTGACCTCCGACCAAATGAGCGGTCCCGCCAACTCGACGGGCAATGTGCATGTTGCCGGGACGTAGCCTTGCTGAATCATCATCTGCTTTCCTGCTTCTCCTGCAAACATCGTCGGCTCCTTTCCGGCTGGCAATCTAACCAGCCATTGGAAGGTATGCACCTTACGGCGCAACCTTCAATTTGTCGTTATGCTTTGTCTAAATCAACAAAGTCTTTGCAAAACATCATAATGTAAATAAACCTTGTATCGTTATTCTCTGGGTTCAGTCCACAGAACAAACGCTTCTTTTTCTGAATCAATCTTGCGGACGGATACACTTGCCGAACCGCATCCATTACTTTTCTTGCTCTCTTTTTCGGTATGCCAGACCGGAATTTCAGCATAACAACAGGATGGAGTGTATTGCCATTAACCGCTTTCTTGACATCATCCTCAATCTGGTTTTCAAGTCTCGCTTCCTCATAAACATCTTGTAAAAAGTCACTCATGGCAAACACTCATCCTTTCACGTTAGAAAACAACTATATCTTCCGGTGTCATGTTTTTAATTGCCTCACACAATGCCTTCCACTGTGCAGGCCACACGTATCTAGCGTCTTCTGCGAAGTCACACGATAAAGGATGCTCATTGTTTACTTTCTCGATCACGTCCAACACTGCTTGTTTTCTAACAAGCGGCTCAACCGTATTGGCCTTACGCGCTTTTTCAAGTCCGGCCTTCACCCCTGCGTCAATGTTGTTCAGTATCTCCTGCATCATTCTCCTTTCATCAGGCCAAACGGTTAGCCTGATCGTTAGAAACAAAATATTATTAGCGCAGAAAGCCCTAGCCATATTATCATTACCGCATGCCATACCAGCCATGCATTAAACCGATTTGTCGCAATCGCAACAAGATTACCAGAACAAAGCAAAACTGTTACTCCAAGTATCAATAATGAATAAGTATCAATAATGAATGTCTGAACCATCTTTACCTCAATGTTTCTAAGTTTCTAACCAAGAAATGCAGAGTATTTCGCGTAGCCGCGAAAACTCTGATTTCAACCGTTCTGTCCCCTTTTATTCCATGCGTTTGCGGCGGCCTTCTTGCTGGTGTAACAACCAGTATTCATGTGGGGCAAACAATTTGATTTATCTCCCTTACAGGCGATGAAATAAGTTTTGCCGCACATATCAAACGTCGCTTCTGCTCCACAAAATGCACAAGGGGACAGAACAATCGAATCAACCGTACTTTGATTAGCCGCTTTTTCTTCTTGTTCAAGTTCTTCGTCTGTAAAAAATGGTTCTTCAATAGTTTTCATGTTTTTCTTTCTCCGGCTAATCAAAGCTGGTTATCCGCGGCGTTGGCTGCTACTTGTGCAAAGTACATCACCCAGCAATCCACCTCGCATCCCCGCGTGCAGGTCTTGCCGCAGTCTTGTGGGTGCTGCCAGTTCTTGCAGTCTGCCGGACACGATCCGGTCACGTCCTCAATCAAGCGGGAGGCAGCCAACAACGCGGTGGACTGTACCGATGAAGGCGCGGTCGGCGCGTATCCACACCGCCCACACAACCCAACGTCGCTTTGCCAGATCAACCCGCATCTGTTGCACACCTTCATCGTCCAGTCACCTCCGCGTTGGGCGTCATTCCTTGGATACAACCGTATAACATTCTGGGCATCGTTCTGTCCCTTTGGCGAATCGACCGGCGTCTTCTACCACGTAGTACAGTTTGCGTAGTTCCGTCCTCACACGGCTGATCGTATTGGCGGCACGCTGCATCTCCACCTTGTCATCCAGTCCTATGTTGGCAACGCCTGCATCGTGGCAGGTGTCGCCCAGGTTGTGCAGGTCTTTCAGCACCCGCTCCATGCGTTCTTGTGTTGTCATTGTCTTTTCCTTTCTGACCGGACGCCCAACAAAGGCGTCCAGCATATTGTCGCTAGTGCGCCAAATGCTGACGCCCAGCGTTCGGTTTCATCAGTCTGTCGATTCGCTGGCGTATATCTGTGTACTCAACCGTTTCCGCGGACCAAGGTTTGTTCTTGTTCACAACGTGCCCCAGCCAGTCTGGACGGATGCCCAACTTGCTGGCGTTACAACACAACCAATCCAATCTCTTTGTGTCAGAAACCGAACAATGAAATTGAGAGGGACAAGTGATAGGCGCGTCAACATTCCGAACGGGCTTAGACGTTCGGAACTGGACCTTGGTATGCTTAAGTTGTTGGTTGTCCATCACTTGCCCCTCATTTCAGACGTTCGGCACATGAACGGGTTTGCTCCACACAACCCCGCACCCGCCGCGACACTCGCCGATGATGGCAACCGTTCCGTCGCCATTGGCCCTGCGTCCCTTGGCCGTCCGCATCGGCTTGCCGCACCACTCGCAGAGGAACGGCCCGATCTTGTGATCGGGTGCCGAACCAACGCTTCGACACGTACCGGAGGAAGCCGCGCTTTCCTCCGGCATTCGGTCGTCCATTTTGCCGTAGGCGTCACTCTGAAATCCGGGGTCAAACTTGTTCATTGGCTTCCTCCGTCCGGTCAAGCGAAACGTTGGAGGTATCGTAGCCACACGGGCACCAATGCCGGAGGAACTTGCCATCAGATCGGCGCATCTCGACGGAGGACTCGTACCCGCCACACTGTGGGCAGCACAGTACGCCATCAGGCGCAAGGCTTCCCATCGTCTCGGCCACGCCAGGGACGCCAGGCACCTCCAACAACTGCTTCGAGCGCGACTGGCGAGAAGCCGCCTCGTCGCGCTCTGCGTGGCGTGCAAATCCAGCGTCGGAAAACGATCTATTGCTCATTGGTGTTCCTTTCTCGCCCGGCGCGTCAGGCCGGACGTTCTGCTCAATGGCTCTGACGGCATCCATCGGGTCGAGGTTGAGCCGCAAGCCGTAGTCGATAGCTGTCAACGCGAGGTCTACGCTTTTGGTGTGCTTCAGGACGTACAGCACTTGTCCGACCGAAAACGGGGTGAGAGGTGCGACAGCGCGAGCAATCGCGGACTGCACCCCTTCGTCGGTAATCAGAGCAGAACAATTTGCTCCACACGTATTCCGGTGGGCGCGTTTTTCATTGTCCATGCGTGTTCCCATAGCCTGAGCCTCCATGAAGATGTTCACGTCACGCCCCTTTCTGCCCACCGGAAACGGTGAGCATGTCGTTCGGCAGAAAGGCGAAGCATGGCCCGTTGCCAAGTCCGTCCTTCGTGCGTGGAATCATCCTGTGCAGTAGGCTTGCCTTGTTGTTGCACTCGTCGTAGTTCCATGTCTCGTGTGCCTGCCAGCACGGGCAACCGTACTCATCCGACCAATGCACGCAGCGGTCGCAATACTGCGCCTGGTAGTCCAACCCTTCTGATCCATTCGAGAAGTAACCCATGTCTGTCCTTTCCCCGCCAGTCCGACCGGAGCCGAACCAGCGGATTCAGGCGACGCCTAAAGGCGCGCCTGATCCTTCACGTTGGCAATCAGCCCCATACTATGCCGCATCCCCCGCACGAGCGGCAGCATTCCGGCATTGCGACCGCTGTTGTCCATGTGTTGCTGGTGCGGTCGTAGAACCCGGCGTCAACGATTCCCGCCCCCGCACACACGGGGCAGCGGTGGGGCTGCTTGCCAACAACCACATGGAGAGGTACGGGATTGTCCGCGCCCTTCCATCCCTCTGTGTGTACCGCAGGATCGGACGTGTTCAGTTCACTCATCGTTTTCTCCCTTCCGACAATCCCGCCCCTCATGCGGGACGTTGGAGCGACAAACAGGCCACAGCGCAACAGCCCACCAAGCGCGCATTATGAATCGCCGCCACGGGAACAGGCTACGGTACATGGCGAGCAACTGCGTTCTGCTCCATTTCTCAAAGTGCGTCATGGTTGCGCTCCAACAAAAGCATCGAGTCCTACGTCGCTTCGCGCCGAGGCTCATGCTCGGCGTTCTCCTGAAACCACGTCGCGGTAAAGTCCCGTACCGCCTCAGCGTACTCGCGAGACTGGAACGTGTCGGCAATCAAGTCGCGCCGACCGTCGATCTCTCGCCAGATCCGAGAACCGCCGTGCTCGTAGATGGTCTGCTGAATCTCAGGAGAACAATCACTTGGACACGTACCCGAATGGGCCGCTTGCGTTGTCAGTTCAGTCATAGCTTCCTCCTGGCCCATTCGGGCCGGTCAAGTGTGCGTTGTGCCTACTGGCCTTGCGCCGTTTCCTCGCCGCCTGCATCCGTGCCTGCTGCTCGGGCGTGATCGTGCGCCGAGAGGCGCGGCCTCCCTTGGCGCGCCCCTCGTCTCTCCACTCGTGTCCGCATTTGGGGCAGCGCATCATCCCGCCCTCACAATCGTGTACTCAGCGCGGCCCGCCTCGTTGTGCGCCGTGTAGTAGATAGCCTCATCCAACTCGGCAATCATGGCGCGAGCGGCGGCGCGTGTGCCTCGCCACTCCTCGCCTGTTGCATCGTCAATCAGCCGTGTCTTGGTTGTGCGCGGGCCGTAGTAGTTGCGCGTAACGCAGATTGCATATTGTGCGGTGGTCGTCATAGTGTGCCCCCTTACAGTCCCAGCGTCTTGATTGCTGCAACCAACTTGCCGTGGTAGCTGTAGCCGTACTTCTTGCTGAGGGCACCCATCTTCATGCCCGCCTTCGCGTCGGCGTTCCACGCTTCGCGCCGAGCCGTCACAATCGCGGGGTCACTCCACTCGGCGTCCTCGGCCTTGGAGAGTTCGGCCATCAGGTCGTTAATCTCCGTGCTGTCGGTGTAGTCGTAGGTGCCGCCCTGGAGTGCGTTCTGCTTTTTGGCCCACTCCATTTTCTCGGTCAGGTCAGCCTCGATCTCGGCTACTGTTCTCATTGTCTCGCCTCCGTTTTGTGTTTCGCTATTCATGCCCTATTACATAGCTAGTTACGTGCCAACATTGGGCATAATCGGAGGTGATTTTTTCTTTTGCGTTTTTTCTAGGAAACTCGGCCACTTCCGAAAATCGTTGCGGAGTTGGCACGGTAATTCTGGCCGTTTTCCTCGCATATTATCAACATTGCTACTTACGTTCTGCGAATTGCGAAAAATCAGGCACAACTTCAGCTTCCGTTGTCATTCCACACATCACCCCTTCTTTCAATCAATCAATCACCGTTTCTGAAA